CAGGGAGACTATTCTGCGTTTGTTGTCTTTGATGTTTCTCAACTACCATATAGTGTTGTTGCATCATACCGTAACAACATGATATCGCCTTTGTTATATCCAAATATTGTTTACCAACTTTCCAAACATTACAATAATGCATATGTTCTTGTTGAGACGAACGACATTGGGGAACAGATTGCAAATATCTTACATCACGACCTCGAATATGAGAATGTACTAACGACGGTAAACAACGGAAGAAGTGGACAAGTGATTTCACCTGGATTTGGTCAAGCAACTCGTATGGGTGTAAAGACATCCAAACAAGTCAAACGTATTGGATGTATGGGTCTAAAAACTCAAGTTGAAAGTGACAAACTATTAATTAATGATGAACGTATATTATACGAACTATTCCGTTTTGTAAATATTGGTGACAGCTATGAAGCTGAAGAGGGTCACGATGACCTTGTTATGTGTTGTGTTCTTTTTGCATGGGCAATGGAACAATCATATATGAAAGAATTAACAAGTGTTGATTTGCGCCAACGTTTGGAACAAGAAAACGAAGAAGCAATGGATGAGAATATGCTTCCTTTTGGAATCATTAGCAGAGGTGAAGCAGAGCATGCAGTAACAATTGCTGCGAGACGTGGTGATGACTCATGGTTGTTTGTAGGTGATCAGCAGTTCGATGAGTCTATGATGGAAAAAAATGGGTCGTATGGATGGCAACAGTGAAACCGTAGAATTATAAATACTACCAAACAAACTTCGTTTTCTACACAAATAAAACCTCAGAGGGGAGATAAGCATGCCATTCCAAGTTAGTCCTGGCGTAAATGTATCTGAAATTGACCTATCAACCGTTGTTCCTGCAGTATCTACAACCGAAGGCGCCTTAGCTGATGTGTTCCGTTGGGGTCCAGTTGGTGAACGCGTTCTTATTGATTCAGAAGCATACTTAGCCGCAAGATTCGGTAAACCAACAAACCACAACGCAGAAACATTCTTTACGGGTGCTAATTTCTTGTCTTATGGTAACAAATTATACGTTGTCCGCGGTGCAAACACAACATCTACAAACACAAGCATTGTAGTGCGTAATGCAGTTGCTAATACAGCGGCTATTTCAGATTTTGATAATGGTAACACAGCTGTGGCTGCATATGTTGTTAAAAATCAAGACCATTACGATACACTTACCTTTTCTGATACCGATGTTAAATACATTGCAAAGTGCCCAGGATTAATGGGTAACTCGTTGAAGATTTCTGTTTGCGATTCAGCAACAGCATATAGTTCATCTGCAAACGTTGCTAATAACGGTGTTGCTGGTTACATTGCTACAACTTCTAACGTAGCAGTGACTGTTGGATCAAACACAATATCTGTTAACATTACCGTTGGTGGTTCAGGTACAATTGCTAATACTGTGAGCTATGCAACCACATTAGCAAATACAGTAACTGTTGGTGATTACATTGAAGTGGGTAACACATCTATTGGTCTCCAGTACATGAAGGTTACCGCTGTTAGTGCTGTGTCAAACACATCAACAGTTGCTACATTTACAGTATCTTCTTCTGATTTGTTTGCTCTTGCTGCAAACGTTGCAAGTACAGCTCTAACACGTAAGTGGGAATTCTGGAATGATGTTGATGCAGCTCCTGGTGTTTCACAATATCAAGCAAACTTTGGCAATTCGTCTGCAACAGATGAGCTGCATGTAATTGTAACAGACGAAGACGGCCTGTTCACTGGAACACCTGGTACAATTCTCGAAGTTCTGGCTCATTTGTCTCGTGCACAAGATGCAAAGACAGAAGATGGCGCAACAAACTATTACAAGACTGTTATCAATGATGGTTCACAATACATTTGGTGGGCCAATGATCGTTCAGGAGCAGCTAGCGTTGCAACAGCTACAACGCTTGTTAACCCAACAACCACAACACCGCTTACAATTTCCTTTGCAAGTGGAACAGACGGTCTTGATGAAAACAATAGCGCGCTTGCAGTCACACTTGCAGCATATGATCTGTTTGCATCTGCAGAAGATGTCGATGTATCGTTAATTCTTCAAGGGGTTGCAAGTGGTGGTTCTGTTGGTGAACAAAAAGCCAACTACCTAATTGATAACATTGCTGAAAGCCGTAAAGATTGCGTTGTTTTCTGTTCACCTCAAAGAGCTGATGTTGTCAGTAATGCAGGCAGTGAAACAACAGACGTTATTGCATTCCGTAATGCATTGCGTAGCACTTCTTACGCTGTTATGGATTCTGGTTACAAATACCAATATGACAAGTACAACGACATCTACCGTTATATTCCTCTGAACGGTGATACAGCTGGTCTGTGTGTTCGTACAGATGATACGCGTGATGCATGGTTCTCTCCTGCCGGTTTCAACCGTGGTCAGATTAAGAACATCGTTAAGCTAGCATACAACCCACGTCAAGCTGACCGTGACCAACTGTACAAGGCTGGTGTAAACCCTGTTGTTACATTCCCTGGTCAAGGTACTGTTCTGTATGGTGATAAGACATTGTTGTCTAAGCCAAGCGCATTCGATCGTATCAACGTTCGTCGTCTGTTCATTGTTCTTGAAAAAGCAATTGCTACTGCAACGAAATTCACTCTGTTTGAATTCAACGATGATTTCACACGTGCTCAATTCCGTAACCTCGTTGAGCCGTTCCTACGTGACGTCCAAGGTCGTCGTGGCATCTACGACTTCAAAGTTGTTTGCGACGCAACCAACAATACCGGCGAAGTAATTGACGGTAACAGATTCGTTGGTGACATTTACATCAAGCCAGCTAAGAGCATCAACTTCATTCAATTGAACTTTGTTGCTGTTAGAACCGGTGTTGAGTTCTCCGAAGTAGTCGGTAAGTTTTAAGAATAAATAGAATAAAGGAGAACAAAACATGGCGTTTAATGTAAATGATATTAGAAGTCAACTAACACTGGGAGGGGCTCGTGGGTCCCTTTTCCAGGTGACTTTCAATAATCCAGCTAACTCAATTGCAGATATCAAGGTACCGTTCCTTGTACGTGCTTCAATGATTCCTTCATCTGATCTTGGTGTAATCGAAGTACCATACTTTGGCCGCAAGGTTAGGATGGCAGGCGATCGTACATTTGGCGACTGGTCGGTGACTGTTATTAACGACGAAGACTTTTTAATCCGTAATGCAATGGAAGAATGGTCTAGTGCAATTAATCACAATCAAACCAATTTGCGTACATTTGGCTCTGCAGCTCCTCTACTATATAAGACAACGGCAGAAGTAACTCAGTTCTCAAAGACTGGTGTACCGATCCGTACTTATAGATTTAACGGAATTTTCCCATCGTCTATTGCTAACATCGACCTCAACTGGGGTGATACAGATACGATTGAGGAATTCCAAGTGACCTTCCAATACGATTGGTGGGACGTTTCAGGTGGGATCACCGGTCAAGGTGGAACCCAGTAACCAAAGAACGAGCGCTTAGGCGCTCTTCTTTAACGGAATTATTATGGCAAATTTATTTGGATTTGAGATTCGTCGCGCTACGGATCCTGTAGAGGTTCAAGAAAAACAACCAGCATTTGCACCAGAAATTAAAGATGATGGTGCTGTTGTTGTTGCAGCAGGTGGAGCTTACGGTACATACATTGACTTACAAGGTGCTGCTCGTACAGAGGCAGAGCTTGTAACAAAATATCGTGAAATGTCAATGCATCCAGAGGTCGAAAGAGCTGTGGATGATATTCTCAACGAAGCAATCATTGTTGAGGAAAAAGAAAAGATTGTTCAGATTAATCTTGACCATACAAAGCTATCGACCAATATTAGAAAAAAGATCACTGAAGAGTTTGAAAATATTCTTACTCTGTTAGATTTCAATAAATCAGCTTTTGATATTTTTAGACGTTGGTATGTTGATGGTAGAATGTACTACCACGTAATCATAGATGTCACCAAACCAGGTGACGGCATCAAAGAGATGCGTTACATTGACCCACGTAAGCTTCGCAAAATACGTGAAGTAAAACGTAAACGTGATAGTAAGTCACAGGTTACACAAACACAAACAGTTCAAGAATATTTCATTTATAATGAAAAAGGCTTTCAGAATAAAGCTGGCGAAGTAGGGACAGCTACAGCAGTTCAAGGTTTAAAAATTGCACCGGATAGTATTGTACATATTACATCTGGTGTGTTGGATCCAATGAATTCGGTTGTATTGAGTCACCTACACAAAGCTATTAAGCCACTAAATCAATTAAGAGCTTTAGAAGATGCAACGGTGATCTACCGTATCTCTCGTGCTCCTGAACGTCGAATCTTCTACATTGATGTTGGTAATCTTCCTAAGATGAAAGCGGAACAATATCTTCGCGATATGATGACACGTCATAAAAATAAAGTTGTGTATGATGCCAACACAGGCGAAATACGTGACGATAGAAAATTCATGACGATGTTGGAAGACTATTGGCTACCACGTAGAGATGGCTCACGCGGTACAGAGATTACAACATTACCAGCTGGTCAAAACTTAGGTAAGTTGGAAGACGTTGAATACTTCCAAAAGAAACTTTACGAATCATTAAATGTTCCTGTAACACGTTTAGAGCAAGACGGATCGTTTATCTTTGGTCAAGGTCAAGAAATTTCACGTGATGAGATTAAGTTTACCAAGTTTATTGATCGCGTCCGTATGCGCTTTAATCATTTGTTTCTTGATTCGTTAAGAAAACAATTAATTCTTAAAAACATCATTACAGAAGATGATTGGGAATTATTTGAAACGCATATCAAGTTTGATTATACAAAAGATAACTACTTTGAACAGCAAAAGCAATCTTCTGTAATGACAGATAGAGTTAATTTAGTATTGCAACTGCAGCCTCTTATTGGTAAGTACTATTCACATGAGTGGGTGCGTAAACACGTCCTTCAACAATCAGAACAAGAGATTGAAGAGATGGATGAACAAAATATGGCTGAGCAAGAAAACCCTTTGTATCAATCAGCAGATGAAATGGGCAACCCAGTAGCAGGTGGAAACGCACCTCCTGGAACAACTGTGCCACAGGGTGCTGGTGGTATAGGATTTGGTGGTACAGCCCCGCCAGAACAAGCTAACTAAATAGATGGAGAAAAACATGAGTGATGTAAATTATACAGTAAGTGATATGGTCCAGGCCGCTGGTGAACAAAGTCCAAGTGATTTTCAATCAGCTTTTGCTTCGATCATGCTCGATAAAATTGCTGCTTCTGTTGAAGCAAAAAAAATAGAAATTGCAAAGAATTATTTTAACTACGAAGACGCTGAGGAAACCTCAGCAGAACAAGAGGAAGAATCAAATGAAGACACTGAAGCAGCTGCTGGAGTTTAAAAAGCCTTCTCCTACCGTTCCCTACGAAAAGGATTCGGAAACTTCGCTTACACCAAAAGCGCCAGATGAGAAGCGCTTCAAAGATAAACACATTGTTAATGTAAAGCAAGATATTGCTGGTAATAAAGATGATGTTTATAAAGCAGCAAATGTAAAAGTATATGACCGTTCTTCGAGTAATCACGGGTATGATCAAGATAATGATGAAAAGGTGTATGAGTCCAGATCTCTTTCTGCTATTCTCGGTGAGCGTCACATGACGTCAGCTGATCAATTGGTTGAAAGTGAAGAAGCACATGCTCAATTCCAAAAGTACCACGATGATACAGCTAAGCTGTTAAAGCACATCCATACCAGTCTTTCAAAGCATTACGATAATGTAACCCATAAAAAGAATTATGGTAGCGGTCAAGCTCATTGGGGTCATGTTGGTGACATTAAACACGTCCACCGTCAGCTTCAAGACATCCATGATAGCCTTCTCCAAACAGGTGAGTATGCAAAGCCTCCTAAAGCAATAAGAGAAGGATACGAGCTGTTTGATGTATTTGAAGATGGCTTCCGTGAAGAAGTTGTAACTGTGTTTGAATCGCTTTCAGAAGATCATCAACAAACAATGATTGAAATGATTGAAGCAGAAGATTATGATACGGTGGTTGAAATTGTTAAGGAGATCATTTAATGGCTGCAACAATTAAACTTTTAAGTTCGGAGATTGCTCTTTCGACTGCTAACACAGTTAGTTTGGCTTCTGTTGTACGTTGCTTTAACAATACAGCTGCTCAAGTGACCATGACACGTGCTTTTGCCAATGCAGCAACAATTGGTACATGTACATTGGCTTCTGGTGTAACAGAATTTTATATTAAATCACCAACAGATACGATCGCCTGTTCAGGCACCATTAGAGCTGTGTCTGTAGCAAGCACAAACTAAGGAAAGACATGAAATTAATTACCGCATTACATGAAGAAGTAAAATACCTCGTAGAAGAAAAAGAAGGTATAAAGAATTACTTCATCGAAGGTATTATCATGCAGGGTGATATTGTTAACCGTAACGGTCGTATGTACCCAAGCAATATTCTTGAGAATGAAGTAAATCGTTACAACGAGCAATATGTCTCTAAAGGCCGCGCATATGGTGAGCTCGGTCATCCATCGGGTCCAACATTAAATCTGGAACGTGCATCCCATATGTTTAAAAG